GTTATTAAGAGCTCCCATAGAGTCCGTTTGCAAGATATGTCCTAGATCATAGATAGAGGCACCCGCTGTATTATTAGATATAGCAAGTTGTTTCATTTGTTCTATGATAACTCTATGATTAGCTTTAGTTGAACAGAATACATTTAAGTCGCGCAACAAAAGATCTGTACCATTAATCTCAAAATTAACGCGCTCATCATTAGCAGTACTAAGTTGCATTCTAATAGAAGGCTTAGTAGATGCGTAGAACTGAGCTAAATCTGTTCTCATCTGATGTACGCGTGGCATTAAGTGATCACTATGCTGTGAGAAGTATTGTTCTGTTTGTGCATATGATCCTGATACTGCTTGCTCTATACCTGTAGCTGTGTTAGTCTGACCTATTTGCTGACCCATACGCTGAGGTGTAATACCAATAACCTCAAATGCTTGTTGCTTAAAATATGTAGCCAACTGAATACGTGAAAGCATACGTTGAGTTTGCTCCAAGTTAAGCATTTGGAAATGATTAAAGTTTAATGCATTCTCAGTATTAGTAATTGAAGTATCTAATGGTAACATACCAAAATCCTTCATTGCTACATATGCTTTAGCTAAGTTTCCTTTACCCCAGTCTTCTCCTAATGAGTGTTGTGGTAAAGTATTTTGATCTAACATAATAACAGTACCAATCTCATCTACTAAGATATCAGCAATCTGATTGTTTACAATGTTATAAGCAATTTGGAAAGGTTTCATTAAGTCTACTAGAGATACTGATTTAGTATTCCTATCTGAGTATACACGCCCCTCTACAGGTAATTTACATCCATATAACGTATTATCACCTTTGAATTGAAACTTCATAGGTTTCATTCTATTCTGCATGATACCTAAATACATAGGATTAATACCTCCAGGATTTTGCATACCCCACCATGATGGCATGTTAGGTCCAATCTTAACACCACCCCATACTTGGTTAATCCATATCCAATCAATATGCTCACCAAATATTAAGTTGTCTTTTGTTTTGTTTTTAAAGAAAGTAGTGTCATACATTGGTTTATCTACTACTTTATAGTTTTCATCTACAATAGTAGTAGTTACAGAACCATCTTCATCAATCTTAGTAAGGTGACCTACTTTACGTTGAGACTTCCAGTATGCAGTAGTAACACGTAACATGTGCGCAGTACCCATATCATAGTAGTCTTCAGATTCACCCATAATCCAGTTAATGATATCTCCACCATTATAAACGAAGTTATCATACATAGAAGTAAATTGTCTATACTCTAATGAAGGTCTATTAGTATTCCATTCATGAGATCTAGTAGCATCGTAGTAAGTACCATCATTCTGATAACCTTGAATAGGATAACCTGCAGATCTTACTGGGTAGATAGCCTCAATAGACTCTTGTTGTTCTTGAGACATTATCCATCCGTACTTGTCAATGATATCTGCTGCAGTAAGCATCTCAATCTTACCAACCCAGTTTCCCTGAGATATATATCTCACATCTGGAGACTTATGGTAAAATGTAAGAACAGGATTCCACAGCTCAATATTATAATCATCTTCAAGCATTTGGAAATGCCAAAACTCTCTATCTGTAATCAATACATCTTCAAATGCGCGTTCTTCAAGCTCATCTAATTTAAATCTTTCTTCATCAACAGCTAATTGTTTTTCAGCCCATTGCTCAGCAAGACTTGTATAATTTTTACTATAAAATTCTTGAATCTCAGGAAGAGTCTTAATGTTTTCAGGTGATAACTTTTTTTGAACTTCAGGGTCATTCATATCAGCACCCATCTCAACCATTTTAGACATAAGCTTTTGTTCAGCTGCTTTTACTAAAGCATCCTCTACATCAGCTCTTTTAGCCTCCATGATCTCGTTATAGGTGTACTCATCTGTAGCACGGAAGTTAACACGTGTATTTCTTTTAGAGAACTCAGATACTAAGGTCTTAACAACGTTAGGTACAATAGGATAGAACTTAAGTTCCAATGCTGTCATTTGCTCACTAGCTAATGTGTCAACAATATCTCTGTACTCATTATCATTCTCTACAAGATAATCTGTCTTGTCTATGATCCCTTTAGCTAGCTTATAGTTTTTCATCAGTCTACGCGCGTTTCTGCGTATCTGTTTAAGACCTTGCCATTCTAACCAGTCCATGTTCCAAGCAGTCCAGTCTTCATCTTTATCCTTAGTAGGTAAAAACTGTAAAGGTTGAGTAATATTACCTAAGCGGTTATATTCTGCTTTTTTACCTTTCTTGAGTTGTAGTGCGTTTAATATTTCCATTATTTAAGTCTTCTATATGGTATGCGAGGTAATCTTTGACCATTATTAGCCCCTTTATTACCACCCATGTGCCTAAAAGGGCTACTATTCAATTTATATAAATTATCTGACATATGCAAGTTTTTAGTCCTTGTATCGTCAACTCGTTTAGAGTATCCTCTGTTAGATTGTTGTACTTTAGCAAAGGCAATTAAAGCTGCTAAAGAAACTAACCTATCCACGTTGACTCCAGGCCTATATTGTTCCATCTCTACTAAAGCCATATAATCAGGCAATCTTTCTATACCATAAGCTACCTTAAGTACAGTACCATCAGTATCTGTTTCTGTTACAGTCTCTTCAGTTAGCCATTTGATTAAATAACTTAACAAGTGAGATTTGAATATAGTACCTGTATTCTTCCAACCATAATCAGAGTAAACACTTTTGTTAGATCCTGCTTCTTTTAAGAATACAATTTGATTCTTAGGAACTAAGTACTTTTGTTTTCTTTTCTCAATCATATACTGAATGAAAAGAGAAACGTTGTTCTCCACAACTGTCCATGCATTATACCATTCAATTATTAGTTCTAGTTGTTCATGTGTTTTAGTTATATCATCATAACGTCCACACCAAGCAGCAACTACCATATCTCCTTCTGCGTGGTTCTCTACTCCTCTATCAGTGATCTTGGTTACCTCAACAGGGTTTTTATACACAAAGATAGAACAGAGTGATTCTGAAGTAGTTGTTTTTCCTTCCCCAACTGGATCCACAGATGCATAGTATGTGCCCCATCTTGAATCAGGTACAGGTCTTTCATAAACAATTAATACTCCGCGTTTATCTTCACGTTTTTTATCTACAGGAAATTCCATAATAGGCTGACGTCTAGAAACTTTAGCTTCTATTCTATTACCTAAATCTCTTTCCAGTTCAATAAACTCATAAGGATATTCTTTATCTTCAATTCTTTTCTTTTGAGATCCAACGAGTAATAAAGGGAATATTGACTCATCTCTAAAGGCAAACGCCTCTTTAATGTTCATTGGATGCTGAGAGATACGTAATTGGTAAAGCTCAGGAGATAAATCTCTTTTCCATTGCTCGCGTATACGTAAGATACCCGCAACAGCTTCTTCAACTAATGAATTACCATACTCATCTATGTAAGGTTTCATTGACCATTGCTCAGGAATAAATAAGCCAGTTCTTCCAACTAAACCTGTTTCATCTATTAAGTTGGACTCAACAGCATACATACCATTAGCATCTGGTTTTCTAGTAAAATCCTCTAGAGGTTTACATTGTGATAAATCACCTACTGATCCTGCACATATAAATAAACCTGTAGTAATTTCACCAGATTGCATGGCAGGACGTAAGTACTCAAAAGTTTTATCCATGGTAGGGGCAATACCCGCCTCTTCATAGAAGAAGTAAGAACACGGACCCCCTACACCTTTTGTATCTGATTGCTCAAATGACATTCCTTGTAACATCCCTTTAAGACCTTTCTCTTGCTTTCTACCATTCTCAGTTACCTCAATCTTTTGTTGCCATGTTAATACTTTACCTGGATTCATAGGACGATACCATGCAGTCTTAGAGTTTAAGAATGCGCGATACTCATCTAAGAATTTCCATGAACCCTCAAGACCAATATAATCTTTTAGAGATGCACCAAGTTTTAAGATAACTCCAGGTTCAAACCATATTTGATTAATAAACTTACCCATATGGAAGTAAGAAGAAGCAATCTGACGTTTTTTAAGAATACTACAGTGTTTATGAGATAGTTCAGCTAAACACTCATAAAGAGCAATGTGATATTGAGCATCCCTTACTGTAGCAAAGTCAAAGTCTTTCTTTTCTTTATCATAGATAGGTAAGAAGTTTAACCACATATAATAATCACGTGGAAGATACCAAATATTTTCTCCTTTAATAAAGATTACACCTTTTCTACATTTGTCTTTTTGATCATCCCAGTAAGCAATAAAGTCTTTACTCATATAAGGAGCTGTACAGTATATTTCACCATTTTCCTTAAATTTTCTAGCTTGCTCATTAAATACAAATGCTGTATCATCAAAATGATACTTTCCAGGTTCTTTAAATAGAGGTTCTAAGAACTCAAGAAAGTCTTCACGTGTATCAAAAGAAGTTTTCTTCCACACACCATTATCCCATGTAGGAATTATATATTCTGGATCATGCTTGGTCATAGCCTAAATTTTGTCCACCTCTTACTGAAGTTTTACTTTGTTCAGCCTCTAAATCTTTTAGAACTCCTTTAAATGATTCACGGATTGCTTGAAAGTTTTTAGCTGCTGCTAGTAGTGAATTGATGTTACCATCTCTACCTGCTGTAATAGGTGCGGTTTCCATGTAATAACTTAATTTGTCAAGCATATTAGAAATTCCTTTGTATGCTCTCATTGTAGGTGATGTATAAAGTAATGTGCACTGAGCAATACCATTTACAATAAGATCATCATCAGTAGATACTTCTAACTTTATTGCATCAACAATGATATCTTCTTTTTCATCTTCAGGTAAATTGAAGAAAGGATTTAATTCAGGATTAGGACATGTCATATAGAACAAGTACGCATAAATCTTTAAATAGTTGTCTGGATAGTTAACCATTATATCCTTTAACCAGTCTATTACATAACAATGCTCAGTAGCCTTAATTACACCATTCTCAATTTCAAATAATCTAATAGTCATTTCTTAAATTTATTCATTGTGTAATCAAATTCTCCATAAGGTACATCAATGCACCATACCTGACCAATTTCAGTATAAACTACAGAATATTCTTCAGGATCACCATTATCATCAACAGATTGTCTATATGCAGTAACTGTAGATAAGTTAAATGAAAATGGCACAAAGCTTAATACTTCTGTTCCAGTCATTTCCTTAATCTTTGAGTTTTCCATTATAAGGTTACATTTATACATACTATTTCTTTTTAGTTTTAAGATCAGGATTGTTTTGTAAATGCTTAATCATTGCAATAACTTCTTTTTTTAGATAAGGCAACTCGTAAGGTACAACTTTATCTACTACAGGGTTACCATCAGAATCTTTTTCATATATAGGATTACCATACTTGTCTTCACCTGATTTTTTAAATACAATGTGTTCTAAGATAATCTTACCTGGTTTAAGATTAGGATTATGCTTAATCATAATATACAAATAAATTGACAACTGTATTGCATAATGAATATAGTTGCAGTCATCTAAATGATTAATAGGAGCATTCATCTTAGAACTAACTCCTTCCCAATTCTTATAAGATTCTTGTTTGATTTCTTTGTTAGTCTTGTAGTCATAGATATTTATGTGCCCCTGTAGCACTTCAACTCTATCTGCTTGTCCACAGACCCCTATTGATTTTAGATAAACCATGTGCTCAGGATAAATGCCATCAACAAGGTTTTGATCAGGAGCTATCTTAACTCCATTGTCTTCTTGAGGTTTAAATACAGGTAAGTTAAGACCAAGTCTACCAATTGTATCACAAGCAAGTAGATCTGCCTCACGTTGATTATGATACCATGTACCTAAATCTAAGGCAACAGTATTTGAACTATCCCAGATAGCAATGATTTCTTCTGGTGTAAGTCCATACCATTTAGACTTTTTATTTTTAGAAGATTTGATAGCTTGCGCCTCTTTTTCAAATGGTTTTTTAAATAGTGAGATTAAACTTGTTACACTTAACCATTCTATGTTTTCTTCTTGGTCTATTGATTTGTATTTGTGATCTGATG